TCGGGGGAGGCGTGAAGATCGGAAACCCACAGACAATTAAGCCGGTCCCCGAAGGCGCTTGACAGGCTCAACCCCTCCCCAAGTTGAATGGCCGATTGCAGGGGCGGGAAGGTGATTTCATTGGTGAAAATAAACTCGTCTGGGATCAGCCGGGCCAGGCGCGGGGTATTGGCGATGATCCGCCGCAAGGTTCTGAACTGAGTGCGCCGGGAATGGTCCGCCGTGTTTCCCAAAAGCTGGCAAACGTGATTGCGGCGGGAAGTCGAAAGCCACAAGACCACCAGGGCAAAGGCCGTGCTCTTCCCATGGCGGCGCGGTTCGATAAGCAGGTTCAGGGTATGCAGGAAGCGGCCATGGGCGTCAACGGCCAAAGCGTTGTCAATGGCCCGGCGCTGTTCTTCAGTCGGTTCCCATGGCCCGTATTGGTTATTGCGCTGCAAGACGTGGGGGCGCACGTCTGCAACCCAGGCCCAAAACCCACAGGGGCCGGGAGCGTTCCACCTGTCCAGAATCTCGCCGTCCCGATCCCGCCGGTTGCCGCGGCCAGGCCCGCCAGGGTTGCCGGGTTGAAACGGGCGGGAAGCCCCGGACTCAGGTTCAGGCGCTAACAGAGGGTGAAGAAGCTGGCGGATCATGCTTCACCCCCAAGGATCGCGGCCAGGCTTGGGGAGTCTTTAGGGACGGCCTTGCCCTTCGGGGCCTTGGGGCGGAATCCGGCCAGGATAGCTCTCAGGGCGTTGAGCTTGGGGAGATAGTCCTTCGGTAGGGGCTTGCCGGAGTTGAAGCCCTCATGGGCGGCGGATAGGTCAAGAATCAGACATACCGCCGCGGCGATTTGCAGGCGTTGTGCGTGGGTAGGCTTGCGGGCGGAGAAGAATTCGGCCTTGAGTTTGGCCGTCCAGATATGGACCCTGGCCCGCCGGTCATAGATCGGCTTGCCCTCAAGGTCACAGTAATCGGGATCGCGCTTGTCCCACTTGGTACGGCTCACAATGCACCTCAACCCCCGTTGCGAATGGTCTGCAACGCGTTAAACGAAAACGCTGTTTATCGTTTGGGGATTTCGGGCGTGGCGTGAGCCGCCCTTATCGGAGTCATGACAGAGGCCCCTGAAAAAAGGCGTGGGGTCCCTGTTGAGCTTGCCGCACTCCCGATGTTATGGTTCCCGAAGTTACACTATGGTTGTACATCCTGTCAAGCAAAAAGTGGGACAATGGTGGGAATATTCTGACAGTTCTTCTTATGGCTCATATTAACCACTTGCTTTTACAAGAAGTTATGTATAAAGACCACCTGATTAGGTGTCAGTTGCATAGCATGATAACCTATTGAAAAGAAGACCTTTTCCCTGGCCAAAAGTCGGCACCTCTATTCGGGCCGATTATCCCTTAATGATATGTTCACGGCCAGTGGCCTTCGGCCCCGTTCATCGGCTTGCGGCGTGGGTTTCCAGGTCATTAAGGGTTCCATGGCCTCTCCTTGAGTTATGCCAGTCAGGTAGAGTTCTCAGGGGCTTCTTCCCTCCCGCCACGTGCGCAGCTATGACCCAGTTTATCCTCCCTCCCCGCCGCATGTTCACGAAAGACCGGCGCACGCCCTGGCCAAGGTGATATATTCCTCAATGTGCGGCGGCTGTGGTTCTCCCCGCTCCCGCCGGTCCCGTTGCACTCCCTGAAGGGCGGCCAGGGCCTTTTGACTCGCCTCCCGCCCGGCCTGCAAGACCTCAGCCAAGGGCCGGGGCGGGAAGTCCGGCAAATCCACATGATTCCAGCCATGCCGCCGGGCATAGTAAACCGTGCTCAGGGAGACGCCAAAACGATCCGCCAGGGCTTGGGCCGAAACATGCGGCCCCGCCACCTTGATGAACCTGGCTTCCTCTTCCGTTAGCTTCGCCTGGGAGTTCTTCTCTCCCGCCCATGCACCCGTGGCGGCGTGCAACCGCAGATGAACGCCATGGGCCATAGGCTCAAGGTGGGCGGGATTGATGCAATTACGATTCTGACAAAGATGGTGAATGTCATGGCCTGGTGGGATCGGCCCCACAAAAGCCCTATAGCTCAGCCTTGCCGCCCGCCGCTCACTGCGGCTAATCCCGCGACACAACCCATATCCCCGGCGGTCTAAGCTCAGGGTCCACAGCCAACAACCGCCCGGCCCCGGTTCCACGCGGGCCAGGAGATAGGCTCGGATCGCCGCCGCACTCCAGAATGTGAAAACTGGCATGGTCAACACCCTCCATTTTCGTTATTTTGCAAGCGATTACAGAGTATTACCCTATTTCTCCCATGAGTCCCTGCATTAGTGACCCTCATTTTGCAGCTTCGCCCGCATGAACTGTTCAACCGCGTTAAGCGTAGCCCGTCCATTGAGCCGGGCCGCAATCTCGCGGAGATGGTTCTTATAGTCCCTTGGCGGGATTCCCATGCACGATAGATAATTTTGGACAACGCGCCGTTTGATGAACGCCTTGTACTCGGCTTCTTTTTCGGCCAGTCGGCGGCGTTCTTCTTCCCTAAGCCGGGCGGCTTCAGCCGCTTCTTCTTCCTGGCGCTCTGCTTCGCGCTGTTGCGCTTCCTGTTGCTCAGGGCTGAGGGGCCGGAAACCGAACTCATAAAGCAGGCCGGATCGCCCGGCCCGGTAGAAAAGGCGGCGGAACGGCGCGCCGGGCGGATGATCTGCGTTTGGGTTCCAATGCCGGTTGATAACTTCTCTGTAAAATTCCTTTAGCGCGTCTTCAAACCATTGAGCCTGTGGGGTGTCAGGATCGAAGCCAAGGATTTCTATGACTCCCGGCCCTTTCTTAAAAGGGGAAGTAAGATCACGAAGGGCAAAATCCCCTACAGGACAGTTCAGAAGATTTACAGGCCGGGGACCCGGCCCGCCGAAAAGGGCGTTAATCTGTTCAGGGGCGAGGCGCGGCGGCGCGCCAGGCCGCGGGGCGAAAACATCATTAACTTCTTCTCCCAGAGATGAATTAGAATCATCCCAGGACAGGGAAACAACTTCTTCCGATGCTGGTTTTTTATCTGAAGTTTTTTCGTCTGTCAGTCCGTCCGTCCCTGACTGATTGACTGACTTATTCTTTGATCTATTCTTGATATATTCCGCACCCGCTGGCCTACGGCTGGCCTGCATCTCCGGGGTTTTACTGACCCTGGATGTCCCCTTTGCAGGGGACACCTGTGTCCCTTTAGAGGGGACATCCGCGTCCCCTTTGAAAGGGACATCTATGTCCCCTTTGGTTTGGCCAGATTGTTCAAAAACGAATTGATATTCATTGGTGTTTTTGCCGCGGTTTCTCTTCGTGCACTTGATAATTTTCTTACTGGCAAGTTTTCCCAAAATCCTTTTAACCTGTTTTGTGCAAAGGCCGGTGTGTTCGGCAAGCATTTTCTGTGTCGGCCAGCAAGAATCATTCTTACCCAGATACCCGAAGAGCGCGCATAGCACCAGCCTATCGCCTGAGCAAAGATCATCGAACTTTGCCGCCCACTTTAAGAACTCTTTAAGATAACGAGGGCGTTCCTCTGGCGCACCTCTACTCATGAGGTTATTTCCTCCATGCAAAACCTTCATTTTGGTCTATGGTGGAGAGGGTGCGCGGGCTGGAATTACAGGGGGGACCTGTTCCAAACTTCCGAACTACCACTCTATCTATTCGGCCTGGGGTTCGACTGTACGCTTCTCGCAGTAGGCCCGGACCGCGTCCGCCGGATACCTGACCGAGCTTCCGACTTTGACATAGGGCAGGGGGTCAACTCCCCTGCTCCTTAAATTTTGACTGGTCTTCCGGGACCGAAGGCCAAGCCGTTCAAGATCGGTTTCGGAGAGAAAGCGCTTCTCCAAAATTTCATTGATTGTGGGCTTCCTGGGCATTTTCATACTCCTTATAGAGGTTGACGAGTCTCTCAATAAACTCCAACTCCGTTATTGATCCGGAATAATCATATTGTTCGAAGAGTTCTTCGATCTTGGGGTGGAACTCGTGGATGTAGGGGTTGATATCAACACCCGGTACGGGTACCGTTGCAAACGCCAAGTCAGCCATAACGTTGTAACCGAACACAAAGCCATATGAAAAAGCTTTTTCAGCTTTGGTTAGTGCACGTTCCTTCTCCTTTTTCTTCAATGGTCTCCCATTGATCCGTACTACTCTATCAGTGCTATTCCATGGCATTTTTGGACCCCCTTATTTAGTTAATTTTATAGATTAACTTTAAACACCACCCAACTACTTTGTCAAGCACTAATTTTGGACTTTCGATGCTGCTTCTGTTTTTCTACCAATCAAGGTACGTATTACCTGGATCACTACTTGACGAAAAATGTTACTTGTGATGCGTCCATAAAGTAATGGCAGATTCATTACTTATAGATGGCTATAAAAATCGCCCGATAGCGGTCAAGCTATCAAATTCATTCTCTAAGATACATATTCCCCTGCAATACGTTCCCTCAAAAAAATTTAGCCCGGACGTGGGGTCACGCCGGGCCATAAAATTCCAGGGGGCGGGGGGTTAGGGGATCATCGCCCGCACTTTGAGGCGTTGATCGCGTTCGTTATCGCCCCCTGCACCGCCATTCCTGGCGGGGACCACGCCCACACTACCGGGGGACCGCCAAATTTCCCAGCTTCGGCCTCTGTCCAGTAGTCAGAGGCGGCGGCTTGCAGTTCCCCCGCGTCGGTATACATGCCGGGTACGCCTTCCACCCACATGTACTTTCCGGCCCGGTGAACCGTGGGGCCGGTCGCACACCCGAAAAGGTTAACGCAGAGTAGCAGTATAGCAGTCAGGTTCTTAGGTTTCATTTTCGAACCATCCCCCCATTTTCCGCCATCGCTTCTTCTTTGACCTTGGGCTTGAGAAGTTCCCCGCTATTCAGGGCCGCTTCCTTCAAGGCCCCCGGCGATAGGTGGGCGTATCTCTGAGTCGTCTTGAAGTCCTTGTGGGTAAGGAGTTCCTTAACTACCAGCAGGTCAACCCCGTTGCTTACCAAGCGAGAAGCGAAATTATGCCGCAAGCCATGGAAGCGAAAATTCTCCGGCAACCCTGCGGCCTTGCGGATTCTAAGCCAAGGGCCTTTGAAGTCGGTTCTTTGCTTGCCTCCCTTCCCCGGAAAAACAAAGGGGGAGGACCTATCAAGCTCTTGCAAAATTTCAATAGCCTGGGGGCTGATGAAAAGGGTCTGTGTCTTCTTCCCTTTGGGTTCCCTGAGTGTCACCATACCCCGCTCTAAATCTACATCATCCCAGGTTAGCTTGAAGAGTTCACCCCGTCTTAGGCCGGTGAACAGCGCGAATTTGACAAACGCCACGCTATCCCGGTTGTGCCACTTATCCAGGGTTTCCATGAGCCGGACTAATTCCTCTTCGGCAAAATACTCTGTTATTTTGTTATCCAGCTTGGGGACCTCTACCCGGTCCATGGGGTTTGCGCCTTCATACACTCCCCACCTTTTGGCCAGATTATAAATCCGATTGAGCAAGACAAGTTGATGCTTAATAGTGGCCTGGGAGTAAGGCTTACCCTGCTTGCTTGTGCCTTTTTTCAATTCCAATTTCATTTTCTCAACATCAAAGGGGGAGATAGCATCAAAAGTCTTCTCGCCAAAACGGGGCTTTAGGTGTTTGTGGAAATGCAGGAAATCATCATCCCAGGTTTTCTTATGCTCTTTGGCCCAAGGGAGATAACGCCCTTCAAAAAATTCCCCGATGGTCAAGGACTCCCGGCGAAGGCGCTCCTTTTCGGCTTCTTTCACCTGGCGTTTCTCTTGGGCCAGTTCCCTTTTCTCTTTTAGGGTAGCGGGGCCTTCACCTGTCCTGTGGCCCTGTCTGAGTTTCTCCCGCTCTGTCACTGCCTTGGTTAAGTTCCAACCCTCAGAACTCCAACCCAGACCCTCTTCCACCAGCTTCCCGTCAACCTTATAGCGGATGGTGAAATATTTGTCAGGCTGACCCTTGTATTTCCGGGTTTCATGCTCCCGAAACCTGACCCCTTTACCGGCGCTTTTCCATTTGGCCATTTTATCCCACCTCCATTTGTCCCACCTGGGAAATGATCCTTTTGGAATCCGTTGGTCTGTCCTGTCCCACTTTTGTCCCACCTTTTCGCGGGATTTCTCAGGGGAAGTTTTGCAATCAGACCCTGTTTTCAGGTAAGATTATTCCAAATAACCATTTGATTGTCAAGCAATATTTAGGCTTTTAGGAAAATTTGGGAGAAGAGGGGAAAACCTTTGAAATCATAAAATAAACTGAATGGGGTTCAGGGGGTCGGAGGTTCAAATCCTCTCGTCCCGACCAG